TAATCCATCGAATAAAGATAAATATCTTTCTTTTAAATCATTTAAAACATCCTTATAAGTGTTTTCCGTTAGTTTTGCATTTTTAAGTAAAGCAACTCCAACATCTATTTTTTCAAGTTCTTCCGCAGTTTTATTTGTAATATCTGTAATAGCATCCGAATGTTCCTCCATTATACCCTCAATATCGACATCAAATCCATCTTCCAAAAATCCTTTAACAAATTTGCTAAATGTTTTAATTGGCGTGATTAGATATTTATTTATAAATGAGGAAACCTTAACAAATAATTTTAATATCGTTGATCTTAAATATAAATCAACTGTCACAAATGCGTTATATACTTCATTCGAAAATAAAACTAAACTCCCTAATGCCGCAATGACTAAACCCACAGGAGTTATTATCGCTCCTATTATTGTTGCAATTGTACCGAATGCCGAAATTAACAATGGTGCAGCTGCTACCAATCCGCTTATCGTAATTATTAATATTTTTGTATCTCTGTCAAAATTTCTAAAAGTTTGAACTGTTTCATTTAATTTTTTAATAAAGGAAGTAAACATCGGTAAAATCTCACTACCGAATGACTGCCCCAATTCTTTCAAACTTTCTTGAAATATTCTTGTTTGATTTGCTGCACCTCCTGAAGTCCTCGCAAAATCACCCTGTGCATTTCCTGTAACTGATAAAATATATTGGAATCTCAAAGCAACTTTTTCTGCTTGTGTCATTTCCTTTATATTTTTCTTTATCCCTTGCTCCATTGCGAATTGCTTCAAATTGACCTCTGTCATCACAATTCCCAATCTTTTTAATGATTCGGTTTCCCCGGTAAATACCCCACTCAAAGCAGTTGTGACCTCCTCAATATTCATATTTTTAAAAGAAGCCAAATCACCCGCTAAACCGACCATTGAAGTAGATAAATTTGCTGCATCATTTTGAGCAATTCCCATCCCGGTCGCCATATCGCCAAACAAGGAAGTCATTTCTAATGCTGATCCTTCAGCAATCCCGAATTGTTCTAATGTAGTTTTGGCAAAATCTTTGACCGATTCAGAAGATTGTCCAAATGCAACATCCACTTTATTCATCGATTCCTCAAAATCAGATGCCAATTTTATCGCAGCACCTCCAACCAATCCAATCGGCAAAGTCAAAGACATTGACAAAGATTTACCTATATCCTTCGCCTTGTTTCCGAATGATTTTAATTTAGTTGATGCAGCATTTAATCCCGTAACAAACCCTTTCGTGTCAGCAGAAACAACAACTCTTAATTTATTATCCATATTGCAAATTTACTAAAATAATGGATTTTTGATTTTGTTCTTCGCCTGATCAACTTTCTCTTGAAATTTAAGATATTCCTCTTTCGTTGATTTTGGCCCGGATTTATAAATTTTATCTTGTGGTAATTTAAACAAATCTTCAGGTTTCAACATTTGGGATCGCTTGGTTGCATTTGTTTTGTATAAAATAGTTGCCAAGTATCTCGTTTGTTCCCAAGACAAATTATTTTTTATCATAAAAGATTCGCCAAGTAATTGATTTTCTTTCCAAGTATATTTCCAAAAATCATTCGGCGAAATACCTACTTGACCAATGTAAAAATCAAGAAGATCATCCCAAGTAAGGGATTCATTTATTTTTTTTTTGGATCGTTATCCCTTCTGTCAATGCCTCCGTTTAAACTATTCCCAAGGATTCTGCTTTCCATCATTGATGCAACGATTTTATCAAGTTCATACGAATCTAAATCCTCCAACCAAGAACCGACTTTAAATTCATTATAATCAATTTTGTTTCCTTCTTCTTGATCATATGCCAAAAGACCGGAATAAATTAAAGTTCTAATTGTAGAAAGTTTTACGCCTCCATCAAAAACCGCCCCAATTTGATCCAAACGAATATCTAAGATATCCGTAAAGTTTGACCAAAAGTTCATTGAGAAATGCATTGTTCGGTTTTTACCGCCCAATTTTGTCGTGTAGTAGCTTCTTTTTTTGTTTCCCATAAAATTTAAAAAAAAGGGATGGTTTTAAGACCACCCCAATTATATTAATTTGTAGCAGATGTGATTGCTCCTGTTGATGTAATTGTTCCGCTGAATGATACCGGGGATTCCATCTCCGCAGTATAATCAACCGATGACAAAAATCCTTCTCCCGAATAAACAACATCACCTGTCGCAGCAGTTCCAAAACTGAAATCGATTTTTTGTCTTGAAATTACAAATCCCAATAAAGTATCAATATCCATTGAATCAGAATAATCAACCAATCCATCAAATGTAATTTCCGCCGATCTCACTCCCGCTATTACTTCTTGATATCCGCTCGAGTCCTTTGTTGTCGCAATAGGCAAATCATTTGAGATTGAAAATGTACACGATGTTGTATGTCCTATTGTTGCCAATGTACCACCATCAGCTATAACCTTTAAAATTAAATTAGTCCCATTAAATACGCCTGATGTAGCCATTTTTTATATTTTTTAATTATTTACAAATATAGTTATTTTTAAAAAAATTATTCCTCGAATGTTAATCCGTAAAAATTATGCTTGTATTTTGTGTTAATTATCCTCAAAAAGTTCGGGATAAACTTCTCTGTCATAATATTCATCGTTACCTTTTATAATGTTAACCCTTTGCCTTAATTCTTCTTCCGTTTCAAATAATGTAATAAATTTAGCCTTAGTAGTTAATTCTTGACCAATCTTTAAAGAACCAAAAGTTACTATTCTTTTAAAAGTACCAAAAACATTTATATTAAACCCAAAGATTTGTGGGTCTCTTTGTACTAAAAAGTATTGTAAATAATCTTGTTTTTCTATTTTATTATGCAGTACCGCCATCTATTATAGTCCAATTATATGTATTAATTAAAGTGTTTCTTGCTGCTTCGGCTGTCCCCCCTGACGTATATTTTGAACCTCCAAAGTTACACGTTAATCCATTAGGCACACCCGTATTCGCCCAACCTTCCAATGTAGAATCATAGTTGTTAGTGGATAAACCATCGGAATCTCTAAGAAAATCAGCTATTGATGTAGCAGAGGATAAATCCCATGAACCCAAGTTTTGGTCGTAATTGTCTGCATTTCTAAAAGCACCGTAAAAAGATATAACATTAGAGACATCCCAACTACTTAAATCTTGATTGAAAGCTAAACAATTTCTAAACATTTGATTTATACTTGTAGCGGATGACATATTCCAATTAGATAAAGGTTGATTGAAAATGTTGCAACCTTGAAACATTTGGGCAAAGTTAAAACAACTGCTAACATCCCAAGAGTTTAAATTTTGATTGAACGCTTCATTATCTCTAAACATACTACTAAAATTAGTAACATTAGAAACATCCCAACTACTTATGTCTTGATTAAATGTTTGTTCAACACCGCTAAAAGTACGGAACATTGACGACATATTAGTAACACGTGATGTATTCCAACTACTAATATCTTGATTAAAAGTAGTTCCAAGAAACATTTGGGTCATGTCAATATTTGCACTGGTATTAATACTCCAAGCTGATATATCATTATTAAAAGAACTTGCACTAAACATATTCCTAAAATTAGTAACATTAGAAACATCCCAGTTACCTATTGCGCCATTAAAATTAGTACAGTTAAGAAAAGTTGATTGTAAGCTATTTGAAATTACTGTAACTGCATCTACCGCTGTACAAGTCAAATTTGCGCATCCATTGAAACTTGCTTTTTTATCAAACCCCATAACGCCCCAATTAGAAACGTTCTTAATTTTTAGCTTATCACCTTGACCATTGAACTGAAACCCTCTTAGCGTTCCATCTATCTTTATAATGTATTCACCCGACGATGCGTATGTGTGAGTTACTTCGTTCGCTGTGTGAGAAGTTATATTGTCTGTATTACCATCACCCCATTCAACCGTAATATCTAAATTACTTGATGTAGTTAATGGTAGAGTAAATTGGTCGTTGTTTGACGTTCCTGAATTATCTGTTTTAACAGAAAAAACAAACAAAAAACTACCCGAAGAAATTTTTGAAGAAGATATTTTTGAAATGGAGTTTCCTATACCTAACATTATCTCAAATAAGCAATTACCTTTCCTGATGCAACCGCAACATCTTCCAAATTTCCGTAAACAATATGACCGGCCAATAAAGTCAATGATGTTACCGATGTATCTCCATTTGTATCATTGCAGTTGAATGTAATAACAGAATCCTCCAACGATTGGATTGCACAAAAATCTTCATCAGCTACCGAAGTTGATCCGGATGCTAAAACTCTTAATCCTTTATCACCAAAACTTAATTTTTGAAATTCTTTGGTATAGTATAAATCTGATGCCATTTTTATTTTTTTACAAATTTAAAAAATTTACTTTTTATCGGCTGAAGTTCCGTAATAGTAAGCGAATATGTTTCCAACGACAACTCCCTCAACCATCCCCATTAAATGCAAAAAAAGATCATTCTCTTTAATGTTTGGAATGTAAACGATTGCGAAAATTATAAATAAGAAAGAAAGTAACCCGGTCAAACCTGTTGCTTTCATCATCCAATCAATCTTATTTGTTTTTGAAATTTCTGCCTCTCTTTTTCTTGCTGAATCCCGATCCTCAATTTCTAATTGATAAAATTCCCTTAAATGATTGTTGGCGATCATCTTTTGTTGATCTGTCAATTCTTCATCTTTGTCAATTAAATTTTTAATCACGCCCAAAGCTCCACGATCAGGAAGAACATCGCCAATTTTATCAATAATCTTTGGCGAAACCTTTGCCAAAAATTGACCAACTTTCGTTTTTCTAAATGGTTTATTCATTTGTAAATGTATTACTTTACATTTATTTTGTTATGTAAACTTAAATGTTTACTAAAGACGCCCGTATTCTTCTTGTACATCAAACGAAGGACAAGCCTTGTTGCTAAATTCATTATGCCCATGTACACTGACAAGAAAACGTCTCTCATAACCCGAAATCAAACCTTCTAAAAGTATTTCAAGTGATAGTTTTTGTGCTTCCGTTCTTGTGTCCTTTGGGTTTAAATCCTTATCACATCCACCAATATAACAGATACCAATACTGCCTTTATTATGCCCTTTTGTATGCGCCCCTTGAACATTATCGGGTCTGCCTTTATGTATGCTACCATCAAGACCAATTATATAGTGATAACCTATATCATCCCAACCATTATCAATAACATGCCATCTTCTGATGGTATCAACTGATACATCTTGCCCCTCTCTCGTTGCTGAACAATGGATGATGATTTTATTTATCTGCCTCATAATTTAAAATAAAAAATAGTCAAAATTAAAATGATCAATAAACCAACTATTAAACCAAAATCAATTTTCATTTTCGTTTATATTGTGTTCTTAATTCTATTTCCAAGGCTTTTATATATCCTTTATTGTCATCAATATCTTTCTCCAACTTCATTATCTTCAAATCTTCTTCATCCTTAAGATATTTCAAATCTTTTTGCGAAACCTCCTGAATTGGAGAAATCATCGCTTTTTCAATTTTAGAGTTTAGCATAAAGTAAGAACTAACGATCGAAACAATACCGCCCAATAACATCACAATATTTGGAAGCGAAATGGAAAAATCCGCTTTGCCATCACCATCAAAATCAATCTTTGCCATCGCCTTTCAAATTTTTAATAATTCTTAAAACTGTATATATTATCGAAGTGATCAAAACGATCGTTTGTAAATATGGATTTATCTGATTTATAGCACTAATTAAAATCGCACCAAAACTCAACCCATATATTTTCAAATCTTCCATTTTTTAAATTTTCTGAACTTTATTAGACAACTCAATTATCGCTCTAAAATATGTTTTGTCATCTGCGTCTTCCTCAAAATACGTTGTGTTCATCAAAACAGATGTGTATACTTTTAAACCATTTTCAGCCAAATTAAAATAGCTTAATTTAGGCTTCACTGATATATTAGTTATGCTCAATGTTGTAGGATCTCCTTTTCGTTTTATCTGCAATTCATCATCATATGCAATCGCAGTAACTGAATGCCATCCAACTGATGTAGGTATTTCAATTCCATTATTATCATTAACCCCAAATTTTACAACTGATAAAGATCCCGAGGTATAACTTTTGATTTGATAATTTAAAGTAAATTCTTGACCAATTTCAAAAACATTTTGTTGCCTTATCCTTGACAATTCATCAGTTCCAAAAAATACTGCTTCGCCTCCTATTACATCAACATCACCCGATTTAGTCCAATTGGATAAACCATCAGCAAAGTTTCCATTTTGTACATGTTCATTACCCTCCCTTGTTCTAACTAAATTTAAAACTTGTGAAACAA